TCGTAAGGGTGTCATGACCCGTTACGCCAAGAAGATGGTTAGACCAGATATGTATGGTCTTGTTCTCTGTCGCGACCTTGTTGGATAATTCCATTAGGATTTAGACAAACAAAGAGCCTCGTCATTAATTTGGCGGGGCTTTTTTATTTCTATACTGCTTTAAGTTCAGTCTACAACTAATTACTATGATACATTTGTGTCTAGGAGATTTAATGAATGGCTTACCCAACTTTAACACCATCAAGTACAACCAGCGTCTCTAGATTACCAATAACTGGAAATGCAGACAATGTAAACTCAGAAAGCAATCCTCTTCCATATGGGGTGTATATTGATAACGCACCTACAATCAAAGCCAAAGAGCATTTTATAACTGGTGCAGTTGATCAAGTAGCCTATGTTTTTAAAAAACTGGGTGGCGACGTACTAGATATAGAAATTACAGAGCATCAAGTCTATGCAGCATATGAAGAATCGTGCTTAGAGTATTCCTACTTGGTAAACATTCATCAGGCTAAAAATGTCTTAGGAAGCACTTTGGGTGCCAATACTGGATCTTTCGATAACGATGGAAAACTTTTAAGCGGCTCCCATGGATTTAACCTTAGTGGCTCTAGCATTGAACTTAGATATCCAAAATTTGATTTCCAACATGCAAAAACTGTAGGAAACTCAGTATCAACAGAGACAGGAATTGGTGGAGAGATATCAATATACTCAGCATCTTTTGATGCCGTTGTTGACAAGCAAGACTATGACTTACAAGAAATAGTCAGCAATACATCAACAACAGATTCGGCAAGTCCCTTTTATCAAAAACTTGGTCCAAATGCAGACAAGAGAATAACGGTTAGAAAAGTATACTACAAGACTCCCAATGTAATGTGGAGGTTTTTTGGATATTATGGAGGCTTGAATACAGTTGGCAATCTTTCATACTACGGTCAATATTCTGATGATTCCACTTTTGAGCTAATACCGGCTTGGCAAAACAAATCTCAAGCCATGGCGTTTGAAGATGCGTTGTATACTAGAGCATCTCACAACTCCTTTGAAATAAAAAATAACAATCTTAGATTGTTTCCGAAGCCTTTTACTGGCGGACCAACAAAATATTGGATTGAATTCACTCTGGAAGAAGATCCATGGGACGGATCTGGAGACAATGCAGATGGTAGAACAGGTGTAAACAATATGAACACATTGCCATTTGAAAACATACCTTATCAAAATATTAACTCGATTGGTAAACAGTGGATTAGAAGATTTGCTTTAGCATTAAGTAAAGAAATGCTTGGGCTAGTTAGGAGTAAGTTTGCAACAATACCAATTCCAAATGAAAGTGTAACATTAAACGGTCCAGCTTTAGTGTCAGAGGCAAAAGCAGAACAACAAGCACTGAGAGACGAGTTAAAGGCAGTTCTGGATGAAATGACTTATCCAAAGTTAGCAGAACAAGACAGCGGCATGAGCGAATCAGCACAAAATGTTTTAAAGAATATTCCACCATCACTTTATGTAGGATAAGATAAATGGCAGACAACAAATGGTCACAACCCAGCAATCCTCCTCCTCCATTATTTACGGGGGAGAAAGAGCGTAATTTAGTCAAGCAGATTAATGACGAAGTAATCGAGCGCGTCATTGGTCAAACCGTCCTTTATTATCCTATAAGTCTTGATAAAACTAATTTTCATCCTCTTTATGGCGAGGCTATAGAAAAGACATTTTTGCCTCCGATTAGAGTATATGCTTTAATAGGATGGCAGGGACAAGACACAACAAATACGTCTCTTGGTGTGGACAAGAGATCTACTATAAATGTATATTTTCATAAGAGAAGATTGACTGAAGATCAAGACTTGTTTGTGAGAGAAGGTGATTTTATTTTATATGGTAAAACATATTACGAAATAGTTAAGTTATCAGAGCCCCGAAAACTTTTCGGGCAAGTTAACCACACTTTTGAAATCTCTGCGATTTGTAAACGCGCCAGAAAGGGCTTATTCGATGCTTCCTGATAATTTTGATTTTGCAATGTTGCCAGACTTGCCGAAATCCGGCTCTCTTGGGCTTGAAGAAATAGGCATGTTAGCATCGACAATAGAGGACATTGATTATTCGATTACTTCGTGGTTAAAAAAGGACTTATCGTTAACTGCGCGCACCAACGAGGGCAGAGTTGCAGTTCCGGTTTTGTGGCAATCACCAGAAAGAGCATTCCAAATTAAAAACGACAAAGAACTTAGGGATCAACAGGGCGCCCTAAAATTACCTCTTATAAGCATCGAGCGCACTGGAATCGTAAAGAATCCTGAAAACAAGGGCGCCTATCAGGCTCAAGTATATTCGAATGACAAAGACGGCAGAACTGGCAGAATTGTCATTGCACGTCGTATTGTGCAGGACAAAACAAGAAATTTCGCGGCTGCATCAGCCATGAGACAGCTGCCAAAAAATACAGAATTTCAAAAATACTATCCCCGAGTAAATAAAAAAATTGTAATTCAAACTTTATCAATTCCAATCCCAGTATATGTTGATGTTGAGTATAAAATAACAATTAAAACAGAATACCAACAACAGATGAATGATTTAATTGCTCCTTTTATTGGGCGCACTGGACAAATCAATTCTTTTGTAATGCGTCGTAATGGGCATCTTTATGAGGCGTTTATAAATCAAGACTTTGCTCACAACAACAACGTCGCGACACTAAATGAGGATATTCGTATGTTTTCGACGGATATTAGCATAAAAGTGCTTGGATATCTTATCGGCGAGGGCAATAACGACGATCGCCAGATTGTAAAGATAGAAGAAAATGCTGTGGAGATTACATTTCCACGTGAATCGGTTCCATTTCCTGGTGATCCAAGTTTCATTGAAGATTAGTTCCTGAACTGCAATCATTTTCTTTAACAGCATGAAGACTTTTGAAAATGCGTTAACTATTTACTGATGATTAACTTATGATTTTTCGAAATTATAACAAAAAGAGGGTATAGTAAACATGTCAGTTAAAAACTTTAAGTTCGTATCTCCAGGGGTATTTATCAACGAGATTGATAACTCCTTTATTCCACAATCGCCAGACGCGATTGGACCCGTGATTGTTGGACGCTCCAGGAAGGGTAAGGCTATGGAGCCTGTGAGGATCGAATCATATTCAGATTTCGTCAACGCCTTTGGTGACACAGTGCCGGGCTTCGGCGGTGGTGATATTTATCGCGATGGCAATTATCAGTCACCTATGTACGGTACATATGCAGCAAAAGCGTTCCTGAACTCGAATGTAGCCCCTCTTACTTACGTTCGCCTTCTTGGGCAACAGACTTCCAAAGGTAAAGCTTCTGGCGGCGAAGCCGCTGCAGGCTGGATTGTTTCTGGCTCTACACCGGGTACTGGAGCAGGCGGAGGAGCACCCGGCAATAACACTAATGCAGGCGCCTTCGGAATGTTTATTTTCCCTGATGCAACGCAAGTAGTTGCAACAGCATCTCTCGACTTTACATCTATGGATCACCTGATCACCGAACTCACCGGCTCGACATACACAATTGTAGCCACCGATGGAACCACTAAAACTTACCACGCAAACTCAGGTTCTACCGCTGGTACTCTAAATGGTCTTGGCCACGTGAACTTCAACTATGTTCTAAATCAGGCTGAAGGCGTGAACAGATACTACGCAATGACACAGTTGTCATCAGCAATTAACTCGGCTAACGGTCACAATGCAGGATCACCCGGTTCAAAGATTAAACTTAATGCAACCGCAACGGGATCCCATCCAGTTCTCACGCTTTCGCAGGTAATTGGTGGCACCGATGGAAACACCGAGCTGTCAGCTAACGCCACGGCAAAAGCGAACGGTATTGTTTCCGGAGGATTCGGTGGAGGTTCTGGAGAACCCAACATTGGAACAGGTTCGTTGGCTGCAGTCTGGTATCTCCAAAATGGACAGATTCAACTTAGCGGAACATTGTGGGGTGGCAGTAGTACAACCGTCACGTCCTCTAACGCAGCATTTATTAAGTCAGATAGCTCTGGTAACTATAAGGTGAGAATTTCAGGCTCAGCGCAGGGTGACGAAACGTTCACATTTAACTTTAACGATAACAGTGAAAACTTTATCCGCAATCAATTTAGCACAAACCCGCAATTAAAAACGGGTACAACAACTATGACTTCATCGGCTTGGGTTGATTACTGGCTTGGTGAGACATATGAACAACATGTGAGAAATGACGGCTATGCTGCAGCAACTTCAAGTGTTGGCATCATCGTAGCGCTTGGTTCTGGATCCGGCGGCTCAACTCAAAACTGGGGTAACATGAAAAAGCAAGCGGCTCGTGAAGCTGTAGCCGGCTGGTTTATTGGGCAGGATACCGGTGTTGCAACATCTTACAATCCTGCATCACAACAAAAACTTTTTCGACTTGTCGGAAGTGGGCATGGTGAGTGGTTACACAAGAATGTCAAGGTGTCTATTGAGAGAATCCGCCAATCAAACACTACTACAAGCCCGTTTGGAAGCTTTTCGGTTGTGTTGAGAAACATTCATGATACTGATTCGAAAGTTCAAGTTATCGAGCGATTTGACAACTGCACCTTAGATCCGACGTCACCAAGTTTCGTTGCGAGAAAGATTGGTGATCAATATGCAGAATGGGATGCATCTAATCGTCGTCTTCGCTATTACGGAGAATATTCCAACAAATCTAAGTTTGTTAGAGTAGAAATGAATCCTGACGTCGAAGCCGGCGCTACTGATCCTTCGTTGTTGCCATTTGGCTACTACGGACCGCCGGCTCCCCGTAACGTGATAGATGTTAATGGACATGATGA